ACATAAAGTCACCGGTCGCATACTAGATAAGTCAAAACGAGAAACCATGCCGAAGAACACTAAGGGTGGGAAGAAGTTCAAGAAGAGCAAGAAGATGGAACAGACAGACACGAGCAATGTTGAATTTAAGAGCGAAGATCAGGAATATGGTCGGGTTACGAAGATGTTGGGCGATTGTCGGTTGGACGTCGAGCTTCCAGACAAGACAACTATCACCGCCCACATCCGCGGTAAACTCCGGAAACGCGTTTGGATTAACACAGGCGACATTATCCTAATCAGTCTGCGTGATTTCGACACGAGTACGGGCGATGTAATCGCCAAGTATAGTCCCGAACATGTTCAGGCGCTCGTCAAGTACGGGGAAATCACATCCAAATTCAATGCGGGCGGTAACGAGTTTGATTTGGACGACGATTCATCGGACGAAGAGGTTGCGTTTGAGGATGAGAAATATGATATTGACGATATTTAAGGATGACACACATGAACGTTAACAATTATTACCGAAATTACATCCACATGGGTTCCAATGTGAGAGAATTGGCGACAAAACTCGACGTGACGGCTCAACGGGCCAACTTTGCGGCTGTTATGGACATCGTATCTGGATTTTTCTCATACAATCTACACTTGCCCTACGGGGCACCAGTAGGTATATTCTCTTTAATAGGGATTTATGGAGCACTCAAACACAATATGATATGTGTTTCTGCGTTCACGGGGTATGAGGTTTTTAATGTGTGTGTGCAAATGTCTCTTTTTACGACGTTATGTTTATGTTACATGGATAAAGACATAGAGACGCGTTTTGGGGAAATTGCCAATGTAAACATGGATGGGTATCACTACACGGTTGGGATTTTCTTTTTGGGAATTTCAATGATTTATAAAGTTTTCGTTACATATTTGTTTTTAAAGTTACGTCATGAACTGATTTATGCTAAAAAGGTGGCGGATCACTTGTTGCGTATACGGCGCGGGGAAAACGATCAGTAAAAGTCTTCTTCGTCCGCGCAACATCCATCGTCACAGACGCCGTTCAGAATGTCGCGAATGCGTCCCTGGAGAGCGGTGTCAACATCAACATCGGCGTCCTCGGGGCCAACACTGCCACTGCGAGGATTATTCTCGGACTGGCGACTGGCGGGCGTGGCAGTACCGGACGAGGATTTGGAGGTCGGCGGACCATCGGCATCGGTCTTGGACGCGACGAGGAGCGGCGACTTCGGGACATCGGAAACGCGACTGATGAGCTCGGCATCGGAGACCGGCGGAGGGACCGGGGTCTTGGGAAGGGTCTCAACCGCGTTCTGGAGACGCTTCTTGTCCAGGTGCTTCCTGCAGAAGTCCTTACCGGCAAGGGCATAGTTTTGGCAACGGGTACCCTTGGCGGTAAGAGCGCAGCAGGCAACGCGATTGCTCGCGGTGCGGGTCTTCCGGGTCTTGCTGGTGGCACCGAGCCGCTTCTTGAGTTCCTGGATGCGCTTTTCCATATCCTCGAGCTTGGCGATAAAGTCTTTGCGCGTCTTGTCTTGGAGGTCGAGAATCTCGGTGGCGTCAACGATGAAGCTGTTCATTTGCGCGAGACCGGAAACGAGAGAGGTGTTGGGGGTAGCCATTTTAGTTTTGGAGTTCGGACGGAGGTCTTACAACTTTGGTGTCTTGTTTGTTTTGTGACTCCCCACCGTACGTGACTCTTTAGGTAGACGATGGACATTATTTTTAGTCGATGAAGAAAGCGGGGTTGACGTATATATTGAAACCGGTTTCAAGTACGGAATTTTCAACCTAGTGTACCCGTTAACCAGTTAAACATTATACACCATATTATATAAATGTCAACTGAATTCGACGAAGAAGACCAATGGTACATAAATCACAATCTCGGTCGCTTACTCGAGATAGAAAAATCGTCCGAGATTCCCCGGGTATATATTCATGGAAACATCGAGAAGATTCTCGCCGAAATGGTAGAAAATTACAACGTAAAAACGTTGGGGGTCATTGATTATAATATGAAAAAACCTAAAATTAAAACCAAAAAATTACCAAAAAGAGATGGAATCGGACTTATATCATTGGACCTTGGTAAAGACGTGGGTGGTCACTGGGCGGCATTCTATTACAGCGCAAAAGACAATATATTCGTTATTTACGATTCCATGCAACAGGGTCCATGGTATAAGTCGAACCTTTCCATTGATTTTGAAAATATCATTAAGAAAACGTATAAGACGGACGCGGTAACGATTGCAGGATGTGCATGCAAGAGAGACAAAGAACTGCGTAGCAAAAACAGTGTAAAGATGGCAACCGCTGTGCGTAACAAAAAGGACGGTAGTCGGCAACCAACGGGGGGTTTTGTTCCTTCTGTCCGTTTGGGGCGATTGATAAGAACGGACAAGGCGCCGGACAAAAAATTAAGGAAAACACTTACATCCTATCGCGCGCAACATCACTTTTGTTATGTAGAGGGTCTTATGTTTTTGAGGGACATGTTGAAAGGAAAAATGGTTACGAAGTCGTGCCCTGCGGATGACGGGCGTACCGCACTAATCGAGGCTAAAAAATTCATGCAGACTATCGTCCCTTCGAATTACATTACGAATGATTTCAAATACATCTACAATCCCAACACTGGTAACGCGAACAAAGTATTAAATTAAGGTAGATTGAAGAGAATCGTGCTTCCATCGTCTAGGTCGGCGCGTATCGTACCATCACATTGTTTGGTATGTCTGGTTATCGTGACAGACGGTTCGCACTCTTTATTGTACCGTAAACACACTTGTTTCGTCTTTGCGACGATACCGTAGTTTTGAGAATTACCGACGAATTTACACTTCTCGGATTCTATATTATCAATGGTAGCGCGTACGCAATATTCGCGACACACGGGGTCTGGTGGGGGAATCGGGGGGACAGGTTTGTGGTTGTTGTTCCGTGAACCGGCAAGGCACAACGGTCTCGTGCGTCTGTGCATTTAATTCATTACAATATTTTTAAGTTTAGGGTATTGCGTGTACCACAAAGAGAGTTCCCATGTCCGGGGTTCGTTGTGGTACGCGGTTTTAGTTTTAGCGGGTTCGCTCATGGCATCGTAATCGAGCGTATCAAAGAAGGCGGGGTCGAAGAAGTCCTCGGGAAGGGTAAGGTCCGCGTCACTTTCGCTGTCACTTTCGCTGTCAGAGTATTCGTCCTCGGTATCCCAAATCCCGATCATCTCTTCCATCTGGTCGGCGTTTTCGGCAATGCGATAGATATACTGGAGTTTCTTGAACATGTGCATGAAATATACGGGGTCGTCGCCATACTCCTCTGCGTAGAACTCGAACCCTTCATTGAACAGTTCATCCTTTTCAATCTGGATAAGTTCCTCGTCCCACGTCGCAATGAGTCTATAGTTCTTGCGACACACAATGTTCGCGCGACACATAGGACACTTGTCTCCGTTTTCGCACCCTTTCGTGTACCATGATTTTAGACACGGTTTACAAAAAACATGGTTACATGCGAGTTTCATCGGGACATTCGTCTTTTCATAGCAAATGGAACACTCCATTTTTCATAGTTACCACCTGATTCCGCGACGGGTTGTGAGAGTATTCCGGACACTATTTTTTGGGTTTACGGATGGCGTATTCGGGTTTGTTCTTCCCCATCTCTTTAACGACACCAATCTTTGCCATGAACCCCTTGGTATTCGTGTGTTTTTTGACGAGGGGTGCCAGTTTGTTGAGTGTACTCTTATTGAGTGGCGAACCCTTCCTGTAGACGCCCGAGTATAAATCGTACCCGCGCTTGGTTCCGAGGTACATGGCCAATTGGAGGTTCCCGAGTTCGGTTACCTCGATCGTGACCCCGTTGGCATCGCAAAACGGCTCGAGTTGGCGGAGAACGCCCGTGAGCACGCCCATCCCGCGAAGGGACGACGTCAATTTAAGATTTTGAAAGGAGATGACCCGTTGGTCGCCCTTGACGGTAATGCGATAAACGAAGAAACTCTGGAGGTAAAATTCGTTACTTTTCTTATTGTTTTTTATATTGACAGAGGTCTCGAAGGCCACGCTCTTACACCCAGATTTTAAGCACGAATTCAAGTTAGCGAGTATGTCCCTATAAAGAGCACCAGTTACATTCCGTGCTAAATTCCGTACATAGTTTTCGGAAGCGGTGAGTTTATTGCTATCGACGTTATATCTATTCGATATATCGTTGCGAATCACGGTAGGCATTGTTATTACATAACATTTTTACCCGCCACATTGATTGGTCACGACTGTTGTAACCACGACGAGCAGAGTGATAGTTGAAAATATATAGCCCGCTATGCGCTGACCTTCGCGTTGACGATATGCGACAGCGTTTGTCGATTGTATAGTGGACGGGGGCTGGATTCTCACCAATTCAACGCGTTCGCGAAACGGTAGCGCGGGGACACCCGTTCTACACACAGGACACGTATCATTATTAGCGCGCCAGTTTATGAAACAATTGAAACACACATCGGTTTTACAACACCCCGTCCGCGCGAACCCGTGCTCGACATCGAGCGGGTCCAGGCAAATGGGACACTCCGTGTCTGTCATTTTAACTTATTTAAGTGTTGGTCTATTTCCTTATTTGTTTGGGATCCACGCCTTTTGTTCGAGAACAGCCTGCGCGTATTTCATACCGAGCCCGAAGTGAATCTCAATCCACCCGAGCGCGAATTCTTTGTCCTTGGGGTCGGCGCGCACACCTAGGGGATTGTCCACGAATTTGCTGAGAATCGTAGGCGAATTTGCCTTGGCTAAATCATAGATCTGCTTCAGCCACATGACATGGTCGGGGCGCTCCGGTTTGAAACTTTTGATAAATTCGGAAGACGACATCTTATTATTATACTACCATACGCGTATACCTTTAGTTAAACGTTTACGGGTATTCTTTGTACATGGATAGTGTCCCGGCCGACATATGGTACAACGTTTGTACGCGGCTGAACATGCGGGACGCCGAGAGTATGAGTCTAGTGTGTAAGGATATACGACGAATGGCTCTTTATCGGGCTAAAGCTCTTCAACGCCTCAAAATAATTTTTAAAACATGGGAGTTCGATACCATGATAAAGGGACGGTGGCCTCGAATAACGGTCGTCCGCGAAGTAAATACTGATTCTTTCGTTGATAAATTCACAGGGAAGGGTATTCGTACAATTATTGCATATGATGGGTTAATTTTTATAAGGACACGGTCTCTTTTGTCTAAGACCACTCGCTCCAGAGTACCTTCGCATTACGGTCAATGACGATGCGGTGACCCGCATCCTTGATGTCCTTACAGAACGCCCAATGCTCACACTCGCGCTCGTTGTTTACGGCCCACTTGGCGCCCTCAAACACGTCGGGGCGAATGAGAACGAACCCCCCGAACGTGCTCATGACATCGAAGTACCGATTGGGCCATCTGAGTAGCGGGTCATCCCCCTTTGCGTAGTGGCAGTGTCGCGCATGTTTCTTTGACTTGGCCGCTTCACACGGGAACAGGTTCGTGAAAGGCTCGGCCTTTTCGCCGCCCATGAGAATAGTCGCGAACGTATCATAGTAAAACGTACACGGTGCGTGGTCCTTGACAATGGCATGGGGCGCAACCATACCGATATCCTTGTGTTTTTCAAGTGTCTCAATCATGTGCTCGAGCGCCTTTTTACCAAACCATATCCCAGAGTCAATCATTAACACGTAATCTGCCCCCCTGATATCGACAGCTTCCTTGAGCCCGTTTCGATATCCGGCGAGTCGCACGGTCCTCGGTCGATCAGGATCTGGTTGAGGTCCTCCGTGGAGGGTGACGGACTTGTTTTTCTCGAGAAAATCCCTCGAATCGTCCTTCGAATCATTTTCCCACACGTGGACATCCAATTCGATATCCGGTCTTGCGTTCTCAATGGCGGCGACCATGGTGACGAAGTTTCGTAACCATTTTCCATTGTCGCGGACAAGTGTCTGTACGACGATTCTCATGCGTTCCTTGAAGTTATTTAAACTATAATTTTTATATAAGACTAGGACGATGGTTGTATTACACAATGGTGTCCACAAGTTTGAAATTGTAGACCGAAAAGTCATGCACGTCGCGGGCGAAGGATGTTTCGATAGGATTCCGGCCGTGACCCAGTTTTTGGAAACATGTGATTTGCATGATAGAACATTCTATATGAACCTTCATGATAACGTCGTTCCAGAGGACTTCGAAGTTTTTGGGTTTTCGTGTCACCGCGACCACAAGGACCACCCGAGTGTGAAGCTTCTTCCCAACTTATATGCCATGTACAACTTCCAGGGGAAACTCGAACGCGTCAGGAAAGAGGACACGACACCATTCAAGAGTAAACCGTGGCGGTCAGCCGTGTTTTACGGACAACCGACAGGCCTATACGACGTTAACAATAATCTACGGTGTACGTTTTGTCTTGGAACGAGGGAGATACCATCGGTACAGGGAAAGATAACATCGGGGGTTCAGATCAATCCCGCACAACACGAACTTGTTAGACCCGCGATGGGTCGTCCCATTTCCTTTGACGTCCAATTGAAATTTGCGTATCAGGTTAATATCGATGGAAACTCGACCTCGTGGGACCGTTTACCATGGCAATTGGCATCAAATTCAGTGGTTCTCAATCACCGCAGGAACCCGCACTGGGAGTGGTGGTATGGTCACCTTGTGGAAGACGCACACTATGCAACATGTGATGAGAATGACATCGCAAGTGTGATAGAACATTATGAAAAACACCCCAGATTCGCACAACGCATGATAAAAAATGCCAACAACATAGTAAGGGAATACCTCAACCCTGAGAGTATTCGTAAACACACAGAAAAGTTACTGAATGGAGAGTGACGAGGACGACCCCCCGTACAGCTTTCAGACGTGCCCGATATGTATGGATGATGACGACGGTACGATATGGATGACGGCGTGTTGTAATAATACGATTCATGAGCATTGTTACAACATGTGTGTACATAGATACCATTCGTGTCCGTTTTGCAGGGCACCGGCGGAAGTCGATCCGGATTCGCATATTATAGACATTGGACCTATTCGGAGAATTGTACTCCCGCGCGACGACGATTTTACATTGACAAAGTACGCTATTGGTATGGCAGTACTTGGATTTTTATCTGTTTGTGGAACTGTCATTTTCCACATGGCCACTACTTGAGAATTTCAGTCTTAGCAGTTTGGATGAGGTTATACAAAGGGGCGAAGGAGGTAGGGTTTTGCATACACGGTACAAAGTTATTGTCAATGAAACTTCCTGGCATTCTCTGAGAGCCGTCAAAAATACAAATGTATTCGTGCCCCATGGATTTACTTAGGGTATAGTAATCCCAATGGAAAGTGACGCCAGGTGTAAATATTTCACAGACGAACTTATGAGGTCTCATGAAAGCGGCATGCGTTAAGCCGTTTCCATGAACACCCACGAGAACATCGGTTTTGCGCGCGAGGGCCACTTGTTCCTCGAACGTCAGATTTTCCATCTCCACAACGTTCAACTCAATGTCAGGGACGGAGTTGAGCGCCTCGATGAGTTTATAGTGAATGAGCGGGGGGAGATGGCGTCGTGTATTTTGTCGGGAGATGTAGGTGACAACGGGTTTAACGTTGTGTACGTCGATGGGCCCTATTACCTTGGCCCACTCGTACGGATTGAACCGCTGCATATACTTGATGATGGTTTTGTTGACTTTGTCGTGATCGCACGCGGCGCGGTCAACGATAACGACATTTGGGTCTTTGGGGTCGTATCGGCCACCGGGAACTACGGCGGCCCCGGGGAAGAACTTATCGATGAGCCATTTATTGTGGTTACCGCTTTTACCGCGCCAAGACGGGAGGCACCAACTAGGAAACTTTATCATTTTCACATCGGAAAGGGGAACCCCTGATTCGTTTAATTTGACGAATGCGACGTATAATAGTTCAACGAAATGAAATAGGTGCGCAAGGTCTCTGAAGTCCCCACTTTCATCGATGACGAGTGTTTTCATATTTATCTTTAATCTGTTTATTTTTTTATATTCGTTTACTTTAAATGAAGCCCAATGATTTACCAACGGCCGTTATGTTACGTTTCACTACTTGCGGTGGCACAGTCAATAACGGTCACATTAATAAAGCACTGAGGGACCCAAACTCACAAACCTATTACCGGAAAGATTCCGACGACATGATATCTGCGTTTATGCTTTTTAAAGACACACCCGATAAGAGGGGGTACAAGGTCACTATTTTATGTTCGTCTACAAAGGGTATGGGCACAGCGCTCATGAATCAGCTGGTCGCCCGTGCTAAGAAGGAAAGGAAGGAATACATTAAACTCGATAGCGTATCGAGCGCGGTCGGGTTCTACCGCAAGTATGGGTTCAAGGGAAACAATAAATTCAGAATGAAGGGTGAGAACTTGACGATGACATTAAAGTTAAACAACAATGTTAAATAAAATGCTTGCGAGACGCCCCCTTCACCAGCGCCAGCGCATCGCGATCGATGTGGACGAAGTGCTCGTGCCGATGTTCCATACGTTATCAAATTACCATCAGAAACAGTCAAACCGCCAGGTAAAGATGCCGGTGAGACACCCTTATCGTTACTCCCATGCACTGGGTGTAACCGAGAAGGAATCAACAAAATTGGTTCAAGATTTTTACGAGACGGACGAGTTCAGAAATATGCGCCCGCTCACCGGGGCAATCGAGGGTATTGCCTCCCTCAAAAACGCACACGACTTGGTTGTAGTCACGGGTCGTCATAACGAATCAATTGACGCGACTCATGAGTGGTTGAATAGGTGGTTCGATGGCTGTTTCGGTGATACGGTATTCTGTAATCATTTCACTGAGCGGGCCATCGACAAGGCGTCCGTCTGCAAGGACATGGGAATCGACGTAATTATTGACGATTCCATATTGACATGCGCAGAGTGTCTTGCCAACGGGACAGACGCAATAAATTTTATAGGTAATCCAGTTTACCCATGGTGCGACGAGTCCAACATTTCGTGTCGCGACTGGTCGGACATCATGTCGCTTATGCGTTTCAATTCCCGATCCGCATCCGAGATATGACGACCCCCATGTATGGCCTTGAGCTTCAAAAGTTCCTGAATTTCCTCCTCCACGTTCGCGTACCGGGTCATGTACCCAAACATTAGATTGTTCGTTCCCTGCATAGTCACTTTGTTTTCCTTTTCTATTTGGGCCTGTACATAGGGCCATGTCACTTTTCTCAGTGTTTGAACCTCCTGTTCCAAGTCTATCAGTTTCGGTAAGACGTTTTTCCATAGAAGGTTCCTAATACCCTGAACAACTGAAATAAGGTTTTCGCTGTTAACTTCTAAAAAGTCATCGTCCGCCATATCCATAGATAAATTACCGTGCTAGTTTTTATATGAATGACCAGGAGCTTGAGGTCGTCACATTCATGTGGTCAACGGCGTACGTTTACCGGTGTTGCCTAAAACGCATGAACGGACAACAGTTAACTAAGAACGAACGAGCACTTGGTCTAGTCCAGAGCATAGTACTTCTCAGTAAACTGAACGCACTACCAGATGAACTGTCATACAAATTCGCAAGTAATTTTATGAAATCTCTTAAAGCAACCAAGATAAACAGTAGCGCACAGTTGGAGACATGAAGAAATTTTTAGTTGTGGGCGGTTCGCCGTTGTCGGGTATCGGGCAGGTATGTATGAAATACGTGGAAATGCTGAAAAAGGTTCACGGGTACCACAGTGAGTACAAGTTCTTCCGGGAAGCGCCGTCTACGTTTGACGATTGGGACAAAGTCCTTGTGTTCGTGATTCCCGAGGCGCACAATTTCGCGTACCTCGACTCTATTTCGTCGTTCGAAAAGGTCGAACTCATGACAGTGTGCGAGACGGAGCCCGTTCACGCCAGTTACGGTAAACTCCTCAGGTACAAAACGAACATATGGACGCCCTCGGAATTTGCGCGCGATATCCTCGCGAAACAGTTTCCCCGTGGTAAATTCGAAGTTCTGAGACACTGGACGACACGAACACACCTCGACGAATCTAAAATTCATACCAGTTTCAAAAAGGTTTTCGCATCGAAGACCTATAAATTTTATACCATCGGGAACATGCTCGATGAGCGCAAAAACTTCCGGGCGCTTCTCGAGGCGTGGATGCAATCCAGGATGCACGAACACGGGTGTGAGCTCATTATCAAATCGACGGCAATGAAATCAATTACGCTCGAACTACCCGGTGTGACGGTAATCAACGGACTGCTTGACGAATCATACATTGCGTACATGCACAAGCACTCACAGTGTTTCGTCAACTTTTCACACTCCGAAGGTGTCGGGATGGGTGCGTTCGAAGCGAGTGTTTGGGGAAACGCGGTTATCATATCCAATTGGGGTGGGCCAATTGAGTATGTAAAGACGAATTGTGTGGTTTCGTGTAAACCAACGCAACTCACGCGAGACGATTTCTTGTTTTTGAAGGGGACGACGTGGGGTGAACCCGACCGTACTGACCTTGTGCGTTACTTTACGAAAATGCCGACGGTACCGGCAAATAAGAAACATGTTAGAAAAATTTTAAATTCGGTCGAGACCCATAAAGTGTTTCGTGTATAGATACTCCGAAATAGCAGCGACAATAATACTATAAAGTACTGCCCCTCCTACAACACCTTTCTGACCTTTTACATAAAGAACCATATCGTCAAGTATACCTATACCAGTTGATTCATTGATATACTTGGGGACTACATTTGCTAAAATAAGAGAAACGGCGGCTACGATTACAAGTTTTTTCATTTAATTATAAGTCAGGATTAAAACCGACGACGATTTCGCCGCTGGGGGTCCGGGTGGTGGGAAACCCATCCACCTCGGGCGGGCACTTACCTTCCGTACAGTCCACGAACGTGTACGCCTTTCCCTTACTCTTTAAGTGGTCAAGCTGTTTACGAGTCCATCCACACGACATGGACCCGTAAACGGTGTGTTTCTTTTCGCCTGCCTCGGCCGAAACAGCGGACATGGCCTTGGCGCCGAAACGCTCCCAGAGGAGGTACCCGCCGACGATGGCGACGACCGCGAGGGCAATGTAGTGGGTACGGCTGAATTTCATCATTTAACATAAGCGAAGATAAAATTACTTGGAGAAACGCTGACGAATAGATTTCTTCTTGGGTTTGTAGGTTGATGATTTTGAAGTGTTATTGAAAACGGAGCCCATCGTTTCACGGAGGGATTCCATGGACAGTTGCTGCGTCCTCGCATGGTAATTCTTGATGCAGCGCTCGATTGCCCACTCTTTGTAGTTGTGTTGCTTCATGTATGCGATGAGTGCATCGAGCGGCGGGCGTTCGCCCCTGTCGTAATAAGCGGACAAGGGCTCGAGGGACACAATAGGGGGACCTTCACGGACTTTTGCGTGAACAATTGGTTTGGTGGTGTGGCGATAGTAATGTTCATGAAGGTTGCGAATGCGGTCAATGACCCACTGCGGACTACCTTCTGCCTCGTGGCCACGGATAAGAGCTTCATAATCATCAACCGGAACGAAGTCGGCGGGAATCGCCTTTGCGTATGCGTCGGTGTTCAGGTGCAGGATTCTCGTTCTGGTTGGGATTTCGTTTACCTGAACATTGGGATTGAAACGGACTCGTGACTTCTTCGTCGTCGCTTGAGTCGTCATATGTGTGGATGACTGCGTACTGTGGTCTTTGGAGGTACACGCGCCCCGTATTCATTTATGTATACGTGAGACAATTTTTTTAAAGACTAGCCCAGATGTATGTACAAGGCGACGCCACCATGAGACTCCTCATCATCGGGACTCACCCCGAGCACACAACGGGGTACTCCCGTATCATGCACGGGATGATTAAAACTCTACTTGAAAAGGTTGTTGATTTACACGTCACCGTGTTCGGTATCCAGCATTATTTCAAAACGACCGAGGCCACGCGCAAGCTCGACCACCCGAGACTCAACATCTACGACGTTGTCGAGAACAGCGACGACGATTTCGGGTACGGGACGTCCATTCTTAAGAATTTCGTAAACATCAATCAACCGGACGCCATCATGATTTATAACGATTCGTACGTCACGACCCAGTATTGTAAAATCATCGAGCAGTGTAACCGGCCTCCACCCGTGTTCGCGTACCTCGACCAGATTTACGAATACCAGAACCCCGACTATGTGGAACTCATCAACAAGTACATGAAACACGTCATCTGTTTCAGTCGCGAGTGGGAACTAAACGCGAAGAAGTGGGGTATCACCTCCCCGACAAGCGTCATGAGACACCCCGTAACGGTGCCGATGATTAAGCCGAGCAAGATCGAGGCGAGACGTGCCATCCATCTGCCACAGGACACGTTTATCTTTTTGAACCTGAACCGGAACCAGGAACGTAAGCGCCCGGATTTGACCGTCATGGGATACGTGAGGTTCCTCGCGAAGAACCCGACCGCCAATGCACTGCTGTTCATGGCCAATGTTCGCGACGATACATTTGACCTCGCCAAGATTTTTGACGCCGAGTGTATTCAGCAGGGTATCGAGCGGGACCGCGAGAAGTACCTCAAACTGAACAGTGAACCCATGACGGACGCACAGATTCATAACATCTACGCGGCGTGTGATGCCGGCGTGAATACCTGCCAGGGTGAAGGTTTCGGCCTGTGTCAGTACGAACACGCCCTGTACGGAAAACCGCAGATTGTGAGCGCCATCGGGGGACTCAAGGACGGCTTCGATTCAGCGAATAGTATCCAGCTCCATCCCATCGCGTACCTCTACGGGAAACGCGAGGACAAGATTCCGGATATGCCCCGAATCATCGACGTGGAAGACGTCGCGGATGGCATGCACACATACTACAACGACAAAGATACGTACACGAACCACGCGAATAACCCACCTATCCCGACAACGTGGGACATTGAGGTCATGCGTATTGTCGACGTGCTAAAATCATTGTATTAAATTAAGAGTGTATAGTAGATGGCGCCTCTGCTAAGGAAGTACTATGTTAACATCGACAGTAGCTTGCGTGACAGATCCGTATGGCCGAATGCGGACGAATACAAATTGGATTTCGATGAAACCATTTACGGTATCTCTAAAATAAAAGTGAACTACGCGACCATTCCTAATAGCGAGTACCTGCTGAACCAGGACAACAGGTACCTCGACTTCAAAATTGACGGCGTGACATACACGGCCACCATGGGTGATTCTGACGATTTCGAGGGAACCGATGGCCGTGGAGGACTCAATCCGACCCCTTTAAGTTACGCGACCGAACTTCTCGTCAAGACGACTGCCGCTTACGGATCGAACGTCTTCACCAGTATCGATTACGACGGGGCGACGGAGAAGTACGTTTACAATCCGGTCGCGTCGTTACCAGGTGGGACCCTCGAGTTCCTCTTCGCGTCCGGCGACAATACCGCCCAAAGCGCCGCGCGTATGATGGGTTTCCATGACGATCTGGACGTGTCTTATTCCGTCGCAACGTCGTTTCGGTCGCCGGGACTGATTCAGTTGAACGGCGTTCGCGAAGTTCAATTGGTTCTATCGAGTGGTGGAGACAAGTTCACACAAGTGACGTCCCCATCAAATACAAATCAGTTCAATGTCACAGGACGGTTCCCCATGGAGGTGGAGCAGGGGGTATTCTACACGTACGGGGACGGGGGTGGAGGCACCACGTTTCCCATAGAGTACACGTTCTACGAGGGGGACTACTTCGCACTAAACGAACTCAAAATTGAATTTTATAAAACTCGAAATGGAAACTTCCAACGTGTCAATTTCAACGGGGTAAATCATATCATGCAATTAGAAATCACGGCATTTACTGATAGGATGATGATAAACAAATCGTATGCGTTTGACAAACGACTTGGACTCCCTAAACCTGTTGACAATCCTCTTGGGGAACCTGTCAAGAGATTCGATAAGAATCAGAGACTGATAGTTTATGTTACGGCGGGTGTTTTAATTGTGGGGCTTCTGCTGATTTTGCTCAAGTCACCTAAGCAGTCACGGCATACATCACCTGGGGCTTCTCAAGCTTCTTCCGGGAAATCATCTGGATGACCGCGAAAGCAACAACTGCGAGAAGCGTGGTGGCGACACCGGTGAGAGCGTAGTAGCTAGCACCCGAGGACTTGACCTTCACGATCTGGGAGACGGCAAAACGGACAAAGTCCATCCACGCAACGGCAGAAGCGAATGTGAAGCCAGCGACTACGGCGTTTAAAGCCTGGGTCTGGACCTGGTCGGCCGTGTCGACGACAACGGCGACCGAGTCGCTGGCAGCCTTGCGGGCGTCAATCATCTGTTCCTTGCGCTTGTACATCATTTTAATATACCTTAAGAAAAAAACTCTTCTGGTTCTAACAAGTGTTTGTATTGGGGTGCGGGCTTAATTCTCTTAAACATAATGGTTCGGGATACCTTTTTTGAGCTATCAGACTTTACACTACTGGTTTCGCTCGCCTGTTCACCATAATCAACATTTAGCTCTGATAAATCATCTTCTTCATATGGGGTGACCTCTTCGTCTGGTTCCGGTGGTACTTCATTGAAATTAGCGTAACCAGATTCCGTCCATCCCTTTATAGCATCGTATTTACTCTTGTCCTTTATAAAAGTGAAATTAACTGAAGAAGACCATCCCGCGGGCTCGACCATGATGATTAGCTACTAATTCTCCTGGAAATTAAATAACACGCCTGCGACGCCCGATTGGACTTTCATGATGTTATAGTTGTGAGCATATACCTTAACGGTCTTTTGGGTTCCGCTTGTGTCTGACCTGAGATTGAGTAACAGTCTCACATTATTGATGCGACTCATATTGACTTGTCCTGTCGGTTGATACTCTTCCGGGTCAAGGGCAAAGCTATATATGTAAAATGAACGTGTCGGGGTCTTCGTGTGATAATCAAGTGGTTGGACCACGCGGAGATACAGGTCATCAGCGACGGACGAGGTTATCCTGGCATCGCCATTGAAAAACAGTTCCAGGTTTTGGAGCTGGCGACCTCCGTCACTCGTCTTCAGAAAGTTGAACCAGTCATTCCCAGTGGCGCTATTAGTTTCGAGTGTAGAATTGTCTTGTATAACGAAGAATAGTTCCTTCACGGGGTTCACGAAACCGAGTTTATAACTTTCTCTGGATGTTGATGTGGTTGAACCAGGAACCTCGAGTTGCGCGGTCGACACTTGGACTTGTGTAATAGGGTACGTCAGTTGCTTATTTGAGAAAAACCTCGCTTCGCGGTCCTCCAGGAATACATAGTCCACGATAAGAGACGGATTCACGAGTGTCAGGTCATTGTACAGGTCGGCTACACTTGACCCACCCGGGTCGCTAACAATGAGTTCCTTGATGGGACGAAGTTTCAGGCGGATACTGACCTCCTGGAATCTGAGCGCGACCTGCGGAATCGCCAGTGCCGGGTTCCCATGGAAATAGAATGGTAAAGGCACAATCATGGTCCTGTCACTGGTTGCTGGGCCCATACCCTGCCTCGTATAGTATGTCCCGACCAGGTCCTCCATAGACGTGAGATGAGACTGACGGGTATACAGGTCCTGGCGTAATTCGATATATTCCCCTGTGATGATTTCAATAACCTGGCCCCCAATTAGCAGTTCAGCTCGTTCGATGATGGCGTTGCCTACAGAGTCCGTGTACCCCTGTCCAACATCTGGTCCCCGAATCGGCAAAGCCGGTAAATCAAACTTGAAATATATAGCCCTTATAAGATCTCCGAACCTTGGCAAAACCGCTTCAGAAGTTTTAGCGAAATCGAACGTCACGTCCTTGAACACGATTTCCTGCGCCTGTGAAGCGAATTTGGTGTGTCGTTTAAATACTGTCAAAAAGAACGTGAATTCTGGATCACCTGTGAGGTATACATCCTGTGCACCGACTGATGCAAGTTGAACACGTCCACTAGACATATCTAATATAGTACCCGATATTTATAACTGCGTATATACGTGAATTTTATTATGGTTCAACATGGTAGGATGAATGTTAAACTTGAGAGGTTCGATCCTTCAAGGATTGCTGATGATAAAGTGTGTGTTTTCGTAGGAAAACGTGGAACGGGTAAATCGACGCTTGTCGCCGATGTTATGTACCACAAGCGCCATATCCCAGTGGGTATCGCCATGAGTGCAACAGAGGACGGGAACCACTACTACCAACAGTTCATACCCGATTTGTTCATTTATGGGGATTACGACAAAGAGGCCATCGAGCGGGTGATCGACCGCCAGAAGAAACTCATCGGGGCGGGTAAACCGACATCGGCATTTGTTCTTCTGGACGATTGTATGTACGACAACAAGTTCTTGAGAGACACGTGCATTCGTCAGATTTTCATGAACGGACGCCACTGGAAGATTTTCGTGATGATGACCATGCAGTACTGTATGCAGCTGAGTCCAGATCTTCGCGCGAACGTCGATTACGTGTTCATTCTTCGTGAGAACATCATTCAGAATCGGGAAAAGTTGTACAAGTCGTTCTTCGGTATTTGTCCGACGTTCGACATGTTTAATCAAATCATGACCCAGTGTACAGAGAATTACGAGTGTTTGGTTTTGGACAATACAAGTAAATCGAATAAGATCGAGGACTGTTTGTTTTGGTACAAAGCCAAGATGCGTAAAAATTTTAGGGTAGGGTCGCCCGCCATGTGGAACCTCCACAAGAACAAATACAACAAGACGGGACCGCCCGGCCCGGCCAAGCCCAAGGGGCCACAAAATCCTCGTAAGCCTCCCGTATCTGTTAAGAAATTACGGTAAGATAATGTCCTTAATAACTCCATCCACACCTAGTTTATCGACCAGATCTTCTTGTTTTTTGTTTTTAATCGTGAACGTGTAAACCTTTTTGCCACTCGAACGCACGCGTTCGACAATTTCACGCGAGAGAACGTTATAGTCCACTGAAACAAAATCAACTTTCATATGTCCATACATATTTAAAGGAGCATTACTGGAAATGAGCCCAACATCATAAGTCAACTTTAGATACTTACGTAGCGCCAATAGTTGTCTTACGCAGAACTCATTGAATGAGCATAATTTCCATTTATGACGCGATTTGCGTACTATATTAACAATTGTTGCCGCACACGCTTCGGCCTCGCCGATGCCGTACGCTTTTATGTCGAGCATGATATTGAGTGTAAAGGGA